AGAAGCGGGCTTGATGGAAATGCTGGACAGAATGCAAACAGGCAGACTCAAAGTATTCAGCAATTTAAAGGACTGGCTGGAAGAGTTCAGGCTGTACCACCGCAAAGACGGAAAAATAGTGAAAGTCAATGACGATCTACTTTCAGCTACCCGTTACGCAATCATGACGAAGCGGTTCGCTGTAGTGAATATGCCTGCGCAGTCACGGCGCCACGGCTCAACATATGTAGCACACGACAGAAGCATAGGATTTTAAGGGGAATATATGCAAGAAGTATGCGAAGGATTCGAACGGTTAAACATCACGGCGACGAATGCCACCATTAAAACAGGCACCTTGCTCGGTATATTTGTTTCGTCGTCATCGGCTGGGACATTAAAATTTGCTGACGGGGATGGAACGATTGCTAATACATTTTCTGCCGCAGCAGCTACATTTTACCGGCTCCCGTGCAGATTTAAAGGTACTCTGACAGTCACAGTCGGGGGTACGCTTGACGCAACAATATTCTATAAACTGTAAATGGTAATTGTTGAGGTGCAAGCTAGCGTGGAAGATGAGCAGCGCATTGCTATACTTGATGCAATCGGATCGGCGTTAGCAGCCAAGCGCAAGGATGCGGTAGCCGCTAGGTCACAGCTGGGCATAGAAACAGAGTGGGCCGAGGACGAAGAAAGTTATCAAGGCTATGACGATGCAAATCGGCACGAATTCGCAAATACCGCATCGAAGCCAATCATTGATGGCAAGACGCGAAATGATAATGGCAAAGTTGCATCTTCTGGATCGACTGTATTCCCGAATATCACGCAGCCGTATTGCGATGCCGTATCGGCACGCTATAGCGACATGGTGTTACCTACGGATGATCGTAACTTTGCTATTGAGCCAGTTAAAGACAATAACAGAGCGCCACCTCCTATACCTGTTCCACAGCCACCACAACCGCCTGCACAGCCAGGGCAGCCACCCATTCAGCCGCAGCCAACGCAGCAAGATCAAGCCAGAATGGAGCAGGCTAGATTAAAGGCTGAGAATTCTCGCAAAGCAAAGCTAGCTGAAGATCATATTGATGATTGGCTGCAAATGTCTCAGTATCACGGAGAGATGCGGCAGGTTATTGATGACTCTGTTCGAATCGGGTCAGGTGTAATAAAGGGGCCTGTTCCTGTAAAGCGCAAAATATCCAAATGGATCAAAGGTGCTGATGGCGTGTCGAAGATGGGCGTAATTGAGGAAATACACCCAGATTCAGTAAGAATTGACGCTTGGAATTTTTTCCCCGATCCGGCATGTGGAGAGTCAATCCACAATGGGTCGTATACATTCGAACGCGATTACATCACAGAGAAAAAATTAGAGGATCTGATAGGTGTGCCCGGCTATCTTGAGGGGCAAATTAATAAAGTTATATTAGAAGGTCCAGGTAATCGAAAAGAGCATGACCGAAATAACAGGTCATCCAGCAAAGATCAGTTTGAAATATGGTACGTACACATCGAGATCAAAGCGGAAGAGTTAATCGCTTGCGGTTGCGAGAATGTAGAAAGCAAAAGAGGCTATCCAGCATTAATCACGATGGTTAACAATCACGTTATTCGTGCAGCTTTAAATCCTATGGACTCAGGTGTGTTCCCGTATGAAATTATCCCGTGGAAGCGCAGGCCGGGTATGCCGTGGGGTATGGGACTAGCAAGACAGTTAAGAACACCGCAACGAATGGTAGTAGCGGCAACACGGCGACTGGCTGACAATGCTGGCCTTGGCAGTGGCCCAATGTTCGTTGTGCGCCGTGGCGTCCAGCCTGAAAACGGCATATGGGAAATTGAACCACTCAAGGTATGGGTAGAGGAAGATGATTCAACCGGCAATGCAACTGCGCCTGTGAGCGCGGTAGTTATCCCTATGATGCAGGTTGAGCTAACCAATATCATTCAGCTGGCAATGAAAATGGCCGAAGATGTTACCGGTATGCCGCAATTGATGCAGGGGCAGCAGGAAGGGGCAACACCAGAAGCTGTCGGTACTATAACGATTCGAAACAATAACGCTAATTCTGTGCTTCGTCGTATGGCTAGGATATTTGACGTTGCCACAAGTTCGGTTATTAGAAAATACTACGCATGGCTAAATGAATATGTCGATGATGATGAAATGAAGGGTGATTTTCAGGTGGTTGCCAGGGCATCTACTGCCCTTGTTGAGCGTGATATACAGTCGCAAGAAATGACCAATGTTCTGCAAATGTCGCTCAATCCGGCATTCGGGAAAAATCCAAAACTGGCAATGAACGAATATCTAAAGAGCAGACGCTTCGACCCAAGCGCGTTTGATTACACTGAAGAAGAGATGGCCAAGATGCAGTCGCAACAGCCGCCTCCTGATCCAAGTATCCAGGTAGCACAGATGAGAAGCCAGGACATGCAGGCCAAGCTCAAGGCGGATGCTGACAAGGCGATGGGGGAAATGGAGTTCAAGAAGTGGGCCAAAGAGCAGGATATTCAGGTTGATTATGCCAGCCTTAACGCAGAACAAAAGCAGGCATTTGATGACCACAAGGTTGATCTTGCCAAGCTAAGTATGCAGCTACGCACGCAAACTGCGCTATCCGAACAATCTATAGCGCATGGCCGTGACACAACGATAGGTCAGCACATAATGGACTTGCATAATTCCAAGCAGGTGATGACGCCGCCGACTGAGCCAGCAGGGCGTGCAACCGCAGGGAATGCATATCAAGCATAATTAGCTAATTGCCTATTTATTGAGCGATTTAAACGCGATCTAAGCAGTTTAAATTACACGGTTGATACTAACACCACACCCGCTCAGGCGGGTTTTTTTACGCCAAAAAGAAAATGATTAAACCTATCGACGTAGCGTTAGACATTGAGCGCGAAGAGCATAACGCCCATGAAGATGAGGCGCATAGATTGATGGGCGTAGATGTTGGCGAAGAACTGGATGATTCCCTTATTTGCTCATTCACTAAAGATGGCAAAGTAATCATACCCGGGCGCGACGATGATTGAGGTAAGAATGAATGCCCAGATGACTACATCGACGTTTGACATAGATGCATATAACAAACACATGCACACGCTAAGATTTATTACGCGCGACATGAGCGACCCATTACCAGACAGGTCGGTTAATTGGCACCCTCCAATGTCTGATGCGCCTGAATATCTGCACAGATGAAACTAACACCGCACGACATATCATCAGGATTGTGGCAGAAACTCTATGACCATTATGCACCATTGCTAGCCAAGGCTCGAGCACGTGCAGAAAACATAGAAATCAGCAACGAAGAGCGAATGAAGTTGCTATACCAAATTAAGTTTATAAAAGAATTTCTGGCTCTTGCAGAGCTGGACAATAAAAAGACGACACGCGAGGATTAATAATCTTCCCCTGTTGCAAATGCTGACCGCCCATTATCCGGCGGTTTTTTTACGAGGTAATAAATGACAGATGAGTTAGAGCAAGTAACGGAAGATCAAGAATTATCTGAGCTTATGTCAGGGTACGAACCTACGCGCAGCGACGAGCCTCCCGTAGATGACCAGACAGAAGAAATTGCAGATACATACGAAGAACCGGAACAAACTCCTGAAGTAACTCCTGAATTAACAGTTTCAGACTTGTCGGCAGAGTTGAAGGCATTAAAAGCAAAGGTAGCAGCAAGTCATGGAGAGGCGGACACCGTTCGCAAGCTTCACGGAGAAATTGGGAATATCAATCGTACTCTCTTGCAAATGCAAACACCAGTCCCCGCGCCTGTAGAAGATACTGACGCCGCAGAACTGGACGCATTAATGGAGGATTACCCCGAACTTGCTGGGCCATTGATAAAAACGCTTCGTGCTACTCAAGCGCAGTTAGCGAATTTACAGCGCCCAAGCGAAGATATAGACCTAAGAGTGTCGCAAAAAATTGCAATCCTCAGACAGGAGGAAGCAGCTGAAACGCTTGCGATAGAACATCCTGATTACAAATCGCTACCTGGTTCACCCGAATATGAAAGCTGGCTATCAAGTAAGCCGCCCGAATTTCAAGAAAAGTTTCGCACTACTTGGAATCCTGCCGTCGTTTCAAGAGGCCTGACAGAATTCAAAGAGTCATTAAAGCAACGCGAAACAAAACAAGAGCGCCTGGCTAATGCAATTACCCCAAGGGGTGTATCTCGCAAAGCAGGAGCATCAACACTATCCGACGAAGAAGCAATATGGGCTGGGTATAACTCAGGACATAAACGTCAAATTAAATAAAGGAAGTAAATCATGGCAGGTAATACGTATGCAAGCCCAGCAGGGCGGATTAACAAAGTAAAGGGCGAAATGCTCAAGATGGCTGAACCAGTAGAGGTTCTGAGCCTTGGTTGTGAAATGAAAAAGATGCCCAAGAACAAGGGCGACAACATCGTCTATCGTGGCGTCATTCCTACAGGCGGGGCTACCACAAACGCGAATACCATCAACAGATGGTCTGTGACCGCTGCAAATTATCAGGTTAACGAGGGCATTACTCCAGCAGCTCAAGCGTTGGATTATCGCGATGTGACGGTAACAATCGCTGAATATGCCGTGCTGTTCAGCTATACAAACAAAACCGCGTTGCTGCATGAGGACGATATACCTGGTGACCAAGTTCGTCAAACAGCCCTGTTGATGGGATTGGTTCGTGAAATGGTGCGTTACGGCATCATGAAGGCATCAACAACTGTTCAATATAGCGGCGGAACAACTCGAGTAACTGTTGATGAGCCTATCACTTATAACGGCCTATCCAAGATGTCTCGCACTTTGTTAGGTAATGGCGCGAACATGAAAACATCTATCCTTGCACCGGGGCCAGCATATGACACCAGCGCGATTGAGGCCGGGTTTATTGTGTTCTGCCACACTGATTGTGAGCATGACATTAGACGTTTGCAAGATTTCGTGCCAACCGCTAAATACGCAAACCGTTCGGTTATCAACGAAAACGAGCTTGGCTCTGTCGGTAGATTCCGTTTTATCGTGTCAAAAGAACTTGCGGCTTACGCGGACGTTGGCGCGGCTATCGGGACTACAGGGCTATATTCAACAACCGGTACGAGCATTGACGTTTACCCGATGATTATATGCGGAGAAGACGCGGTATTCGATATTGCGCTTAATGCCAACTTCGACCCGTTCCATCTGCCTGCAAGTCAACGCACCAAGGATGATCCGATTTGCCAGCGTGGATATGTCGGCGCGTCCTTCTGGTCTGCCGCGTGCGTGGTCAATAACGGACGTATCGGCGTAATTGAGTGCGGCATAACATCCTTAGCATAACCATATGGGCGACTAATTTAGGTCGCCCAACTCAAATTTAAAGGAATAATAGAATGGACAACAGGAATTTACGCGGGTTAACGATGGGGCTAGTCAGTCCCGCGCTGGTAAAGGGAGCTAATAAGAGCTATACCACCACCGTTACTTCCGCAGGTATCATCAACGGCAAATATGTAACGCCACTTACTGCGCAGACAGCACAGGCAGTGCCCACCACTGACGCCACAACAGGCGCCGCTTTTGTCGCACTTGCAACACAGCAGGCAACAGTCGTTGTGGTTGGGCAAAATGCTGCTGGAACAATCCAAGCGAGTCAGGGAACAATTGTCCCTACCGCGCTTGGCGTGACAACCACGGCTGGATCGTTTATTAATTATCCTCAATTCCCGGCGCTTCCAGCTGATTTTATTGTATTTGGCTATCTTCTTGCGCGTACCGCTCCAAGTGCAACATCATGGACGTTCGGAACTGATAACTGGGCTGCGACTGGCGTAACCTGTACAGAGTTTGTGCAGTGCGCTGTGTTACCGGCACGGCCAACATCAACATAATCCAAGTATAACAGCAGCATGGGCCATCTTTCGGGGTGGCCTTTTTTACGTCCAAAAAATATAACTAAAGGAAAATATCATGTTGCAACGCAAATTCACAAACGTATTGGCGGCGGAAGTGTTGGTCAATTCCTCTACAGGGAAAGGCATTGGTTACTCAACAGGCGCTGGCAGTTATGTAACTCAAGCTACCAACCGCGCCACAGGCGTAACCATTAATTCGCTGACCGGGCAAATTACAACACACAACGCGAGCTTGGCTGCAGAAGGTTCCGCAGAGTTCATTGTTACGAATTCCAAGGTAAATATAAATGATGTAGTTGCCCTTTCTATCCAGTCCGGCGCAGTAGGCGTGGGAACGATGGCGACCGTATCAACGGTAACTAACGGTTCATTCACAATCAGAGTGCATAACGGCAATGTCGCAGCTGGAACAGCAGAAACAGGCGCAATCATTATTAATTTCGTAGTGCTTAAAGGCGCAAGTCTTTAATACTTAAAAGTAGCAACACTAGGGCCTCTTTGAGGTCATTTTTTTATTAGAGGGAAATAAATGGCACGTACACCAAGCAACGCAATAGACAACCCGGTTACCAAATCTCCCATGCCTATGTCAGAAAAAGAGATCGGCCAGCAGGAGGCACGAACACTAAAAAGCATGGATGAGACTAAGGTGATTGCAAAAGTCAGCGACCAACCTTTCGATGAAGAGAAGATGCTAATGCTTCAGTTTATGAATGAGCCTATCACCATTCGCATTG